GTTGTCTTTGTATATGAATAGTTTGTCGATGTATCCGCGAATTGAATATCGTATGCCGAGCTCTGGTTTGTCGATGGTTAGGTCAAAGAAGCGCTCTGATTCTGCTGTGACAGGCTTTTCATTCTCTTCCCCAAAGAAATCGCAGCGTAATCCATTGACAATCATTTCGTCAATAAGATCAAGGTTCTCTTTGTCATTCACGCCAAGTTCTGCTGCTTCTTTTTTAACTTGTGTCGCGACCACTTCAGTATTCCAGATTGTTCCACCTTCAACTATTTTGTCGAATTCATCGCGGTGATGGTCGCCCAGCAGCTCGAATACATTGTGGCAGATTGTTCCTCTGCTTGATCCGTCGTTGCCTGCGTCAGGCAATTTAAGTTTATAATTACACCAGTACGTCCAGCTACATGTTTGTGCGGTTTTTATTCTGCTCGCCGACAGCTTTGTTAGTTCACTCATTGATTAATATTTTTTTATTTTTTAACAAAGTTTTTGGCAGCTTGTTTTGTATAGAATTTATTTTGTCTAGTATGAAAGGTTTTTGTTTTTCGTGTGTTAATGATTGTAACTTGTTTGACCATTCTTTAAACTGATCATCACTCATATCTCCAAAATCTTTTTCGGTTGGTAAGCAAATAAGTATTTTTTCGGGATTATAATAATTCAATAATTTTAAATAATTTTTTATGCTTGCATTTAATCCTCTATTTTCAGATGATGTTTTGTCGTTGTTTAAAGATAAAACTATTTTGTTTATGTTTAAAGACAGTGTTGCACATATTAATTTTATTGACACATCGAGCCCAAAAGTGACAAGTACATTTTTATATCCATGTTCATGTAGGTTGAGTAGGTCGCCAATACTTTCAACAAGAATAACTGATTGTGTTTCGTTGATTGATTGTTCTGCCTCTGGGTCGGCATAAAGGGGGTAAATCCAGCCTGTCTTACGTCCTACATGCTTCCACTTGGGTCGATCGCCAGAAGAGTTCATATCGCGCCCTGAGAAGCCATGAATCTGCTTGTGCTCATTGTATATTGGGAATACAAAGCGACCATACAATTTTCCTGTGGTTGCGTATCCACCCTTGAGCGACTTTAGTGTTTCTTCTGAAATGCCGCGGTCATTGTAAAATTTATAATGCGGCAACAGTCTGTCTAAACAGTTTTCTGGATATATTTCTTCCATTTCTAATTTTTCTGAATTGGTTAGTCTGTTGTAATTATCTCCAAGATCATCTTCGTCAAGAAATTGTTTGAGTCGATTTTTATCGTTTGTTCCGAGTGTGATTTCAACAAGCCTACTAAAGGGAGAAAATGTACTGTTCTGCACATGATCTTTCCATACTCCTGTGTTCTTGTAGATTTGGATAGCAGTTTTATTGTCGCCGTTTCGAAAGATTGCATTAGTTTGCCAATATACACCTCTATCTGCAAGCTTATAGCCCAGCTGCATAAGAGATTCTTTAATTTTTTCGGGACTCATAAATCAGGTACTTCGTCTCCATTTGCAAGAAGAGCTCCAACGCCTTCCGAATCCATATGATTTACCATGTCTTGAAGATCTCCGCACTCGCTGATGTTAAAATTATTCATACTTAAGTTTATATAGTTCTTTCGCTTTGTGCCGTCCGGCATTTCTACTGGTTGGGTTGCTCGATGAACGTCTTTGCCGAGCCATCTATATTTTAAGCAAATTAATTTATGAGTTCCAAACCCTTCTGGTTCAGATTGTATTTCATCCATAGCCTTTTGTCTTAAGAGAAAAAGGTGAGAGCAGAACTGCGTAACTTGGTCACTTCCTGCAACAATACTTTCATCGTCAACTATACTGTCAGAGTTTCTGTTGTTTGTTATTCCAAGCCTGTTGCTTTGAACGCTTGTTAGCATTGCTACGGCAGGCTTCCCATTGAAGCAGAGCTCTTTTTGTATAAGCTGTTTAAATTTGTCTACCATTCTACCGATAGTTTCCCAACTACTGACTCCGCTTTGTCGCTCATATGTAGTTTTAATATAATCAAAGCTAAACAACATTGGATTTCCTCTCCCTACTTCTGAGTAATAAAATCTCCTGATGATATTTATCATGCTGTCTACGCTATGGCCTCCAACATTGTAGTAGTAAAATTTAAAATTTTTAATTTTTTTCCATGTTTGCCTTACTTTGTCAACTATTTCGTCTCCTGCTTGCCTCCATCTTCCTGTTTCAAGTAAGTGCATTGGTACTCCAGATAAAGCTGCGCATTGTCTGATTATAAGTTCTTCTTTGCTCATTTCTCCATTGTCAAAATGAAGTATTGGGACGTTGCTGTTTTGGGCTGAAACTTTTGTACAAAAGTCCATACAGAACTGCGTTTTTCCTACGCCTGCCCGAGCTACAACTACAGTAATGTTTCCTGGGCGAAAAAGAGATCCATAGAGCTCGTTTACTCTTTCGTGTGGTCCCATTAATCCAAATTCGTCAATAGGGTTATTTCCTCTATCCTCAATAAAGCCTTCCATTTCATCAAAAAGATTTTCGGGCTTATTGGATCCAATTTCATATAAATTGATTTTATCATTATACTCTTTGTCTGCTATAGATACTATGTCATCATAACTACTTGAAGAGTTGATAGACTTCATGCTTTTTGCGACTTTTACGGAAGCATCATGTATGTCTCTTCTGACTGTATATTTTTTTAATTCTTTTGCGGCTTTAACTACTCCATCTTTAGATATCTGCCTCATAGATAGAGCTTTAATATAATCCGCAATATTAATGTTATCTTCGAATGATATGTTTAGCGACTGTACTCTTTGAGCTAAAAGTACTTCGTCTAGAGAATCTCCCTCTTCGAGATTTTGGCGCAAGACGCAAAATATAGTTCTATTGACTATAGAATTTTTATCAAAAAAATCGTTTTGATCTATAAATGGAGCTACTAGTGGGTACGAATCTGGATGTTTAATTAAACCTGCTATTAAGTGCTGCTCAAGTTCATAAGAATATATCATTCTTACATGATAGCAAAAAAAGCTTAAACAGTCAAGGGGATTCTTCTTCTCCTGTATCTTTTGGAAAGTTTAGCTCTATTTCTTGCGCGGACATTTGATCTAGGTACTGCTCTAGCGCTTTCCTTAAGCCTATTTCTATGATAGGCGAATAGGCTTTGGTTATAACCGACGGAAGGCCGTCTTGATTAACAAAAGACAAGATAAAACCTCCGTCTGATTTAGAGGAGCCCGTAAACTCAAAAAGTTGTTTTAAGATATTTTCTGGAATATAAAACTCCTCAAGGCTTTCTGGATTAATGTAATCTTCGCTCATAATATATTATACACAGATTATAAATTAACACCAAACTTTTTGAAAAGTTTTTCATTAACTTCGTCTCCATCGTAGATTTCTACAAGCTGTATATCATTCAATTCGCAAAACTTTAATTTGTCTTGATCTCGCTTTAATTGATTGAGGTAATTGATTTTATTTTTACCGTGAAAGAACGGAACGTATTTTGTATGTTGTTTGCCTTGGACTTCTATTGCTATTTTTTTATTTGCGTTGTAGAAGTCGAGAGACAATTTTGTTCCTGCCACAGGAAACTCTTCAAACACAATATGCTTGTTCCAATATTGCTTAAGAAACTGCTTTGCGTTAAATTGTATTTTACTGCGGCTTGGACCGTCCCAATCGATTAGATGGTTTTTTGCTTTTTTAACAGTGCGAACCGCGCCTGTTAAAGTTTTAAAGCGCATTGGTTAACTTCTGAAAGTCTTCGTATAAAAATTCAGACAAGTCTTCGTTTTCTTCGAGAAAGTCGATGAGGCGTTGCTCACCCTGAAACTTTTCATTGATCTCAAATTTTTTATCGGCAAGCTCTGAGATGAGATCTTCACTTACAGAAATCCAAGCGCCTTTCTTGTCGATCAATTTAAACAGATAAAGCATGTCTAGTATTTCTCGAGCTCGCCAAATTGACTTGCCATGTTTTTTACCGTATTGAATTGGATAGCGAACGGTTGATCCTGTTTTTTCATTTACGCTCTTGCGAAAGCGAATTTTACAGTAGTGTCCAATTGGTTCCCCTTTGTCTTCGAGCTTGCTTGCTGTAGGATTTTTGAAAATTAAATCTGAGTTATACCTCTCTTCGAATTCAAGAATGAAGTTGGCATAGTGTTTGATGGCGTTTCCTCCTGCCTGCTTGACTTTAGGTCCTCCTCGGGCGGCATATGGATTGGTTGCTACTTCCACACGAACTTGACTTGTAAGGATCATCATATGACCCATTTTGGTGATTGGTAGTACCATTTTTTTCAGGAACACTGATGTGATTAATGCGCCGCCTGCCACTTGTTCACTTTCTGCGAATGGCTTGTCAATATCTCCAATTCTACAAAGAGCATCAACACTATCAATAATAAACATATATCTTTTATCATCTTCATTTTGAAAAACAAGCTCTCGAATCAATTCAAATACTTTTTCAAAAATGTTACAATCAAAACAAAAGAATTTATTGGGGTCTGTGTCAATTCCGGCGCGCTCAATCATTTCAGGGCCAAGTCTACCTTCGCTTTTGATATAAATGATCATTCCTTTGTCCCCAAAGTGCTTTTGAAAATTACGTGCGAATGTCATGGCGCAACTTGTTTTTCCGCCTTCGTTGATTCCCGTGAATCGATGCGCTCCATTTGGTAATCCACCCCCTAGGGCTATATCTAGATTCAAGCTGCCGCTTGGAATTTTGTAATCTTCTGATTCGCAAAAGTTATAGTGATACTTTTGATTATCTTTGTCTGATAAAAACTTTGCGATTTGATCTGTTGTTTGAATTTCTTTTGTTTTACTCATCTATAAATTGTCGTATTGTTTTTGTTTTTTTCGAGATTATTCTATCGTCTCCAATTTTTTCTCCAATAGGTATCTCTACCTTTGGTGGGATTTTGTAGTTAAATTCTAGATATTTTTTGCGGATTTGTTTGAGTCCTTGTTCTGATCTTAGTACGGCAAGAGAAGGGACTAGGTTTATTGATACTTTGGTCCAGAAGTCTTTGTTTGGAAAAATCTCTAATAGGTCATTAAGAAGTTTCATTTCGCGCGCCCAGAACATGCGTTTTTGTTTATTTGGTTCAATAACCAGTCTTTTTATTAAATCTCTTTTATTGAGTTTTTCCACTAGACAAGTGTAGCATAAAGCGTGTCGTTCGTCAAGAAGAAAATTTATAAACAGGCTTACTTAAATTATATTCTCTATTGCTTAGCTTGGGGTTAAGGAACTGAGCGATTTGTTGATTAAAGATTGATTCTAATTGGTTTGTATTTTGAGATTCACTGTCTATGACACTTGAGAGTATTATCATATTTTGAATATCTGATTCTGAAAAACTTTGGTTTTTGGAAAACGAGTGGTTTCCATTATGTTTTGTTGAGTTGATAGTTAATGTTTCCTGGGTTCCAATTTTATGAATCTTTATTGTTTTTGAATTTTGTTTTATAACTTCTATGAGCTTGTTATTGTCTATAATTGAATTTTGCAAGGATTGATTTATTTGTTCGAGATCGATGAAAGATTTATTTAGCTCAACAAATTTGTTTTCAGTTTCTTGGTTTGATTTTTTGAGGTCGGAGTTTTCGTGAGAGAGTAGTTCTGTTTTATTTTTTATTTTAGAAAACTCTTCCATACTTAAGCATATTTCTGATTTTAGTTTTTCTATTTCTTTGTCTTGATCATCTCTTTTCTCTAGGACAAGTTTTATTTCTTTAGCGCTAGAGATAGCTTGATCGGCTTTATTTAAAATTGCTTTTTTTTCTGTTTTAATTTTATTTATTTCAGATTGGGCATTTTCTTTTTCAGATAAAAGCTTCTCAAGTTCTGCTGAAATTTTTGAGGTATCTTCTTTTTCTAGTAGTTCTTTTTGTGTTTCAAGTTTGAGCTGACGGAGTGTTTCTTTGTGCTCAGAGATTTCGCTTTGGTATTTTTTAACTTGGTTTTCGTTTAATTCGAGTATCTTTTTATCTTGTTCAAGGTCTTTTTTTCGCTCTTCTATGTCGAGCTGTTGCTGGTTTAAGGCTTTATGTTCTGCTTCAATTTCAGCAATCTTTTCAAATATAACCGATTCATCTTCCATCATCTTGGGGAATTTTTTACTCAAACTTATATGCGCCGCAAGAACTAGTAGTAAGGCTAAAGGGTCAAATACGAAAATCAATATAATTATTACTATTCTTACCGCTTTTCCGATGTCAAAATTCATTCCCGTGAAGTCAGCGATTAGTTCTGCTACATATTTAATTGGGCCAACTTCTGCCTCTAGTTGGCGAGATCCATCATCTAGGTCAAATTTCTCTAGCTCTAGGGAGTCAATTCGTTCTTGCGCATCTAGGATATTCGAATTGTATTTTTCGGTTTTAGCTTCTGTATCTTCTGGTTTATCGAATCCTATGTTTTGGTATTCTTGTATGCGTTTGCGAATATCTGATATAAGTGTGGATGTTTCGTTTCTGTATTTTGATATACGGTCTTCAATAGCTTTTTTCTTTGCGGTAAGTTCTTCGCGTTCACTTGCTTGTTCTGCGATTTTATTTTCTATATCCTTCTTTTTGTTTGAGAATAATCCTCCAGGCTTGTCTTGCACTACCTTAAGTTCTTCGTTAAGTTGGTTGATTCGGTCTTGAATTGGCGCAAGCATTTTGTTGTCAAGTTCAATATCTTTTTCGAGTTGAGTTGAGAGTTGATCTATTTTCTTTTGTTCGAGCTCGATGTTTTCTGCACTTTTGTCGCTACGATTTTGGTTTTTATCTTCGCTTTGTTGTATTAATTCTTTTTGCCGAATAATATATTGTTTCTCGCGATCAATCTTAGCCTCAACTTGAGTTACAAGTGCCGCAGCTTTTTCTGCATGCTGTTCATGCTCAATGTGAGACTTAGACAGAAAGCCAAAGATACCCATGCTGGTTATACCCATTAACACAACAATTGCCCCAAAGAGATAAACCCTCAACATCTTGGGGGCGGTTTTCCAGTTTTTATGCAACCAAACTGCCGCAACAATTTTGCCAATCTCAAGCGCAGCACCCATAGCAATAACGGCCTCAATGGAGCCAGGGAATATAGTCGCTAACCCAATGATACTAAAATAAGCTGCAATAACAGATATGCTAAGTGCAGAGATAAGAGTTAGAACTGAAAACAACATTTAAAATTTAGCGTTTGGGGATTTTTTATTTTTAGGGTCGTCAATTTCGGTAAGACTTTCTCTGTTGGAGTTTGCATAATACCCTCCATTGTCGTTAGAGTGGTAACCTCTATCGCCTTTCTGTGCGAAGATGTCTCTGTTGTCGTTAGCATAGGGTACGAATGATTGTTTTATGCCTTGAGGGTTTATATATTCAAGTTTTTCCAATCGCTCTTGTTTTGGGTTGTATGATAATGATGGCATGTTGTATGATAATGATGACACTGTACTCATAGTTACACCTCTAAAGGTCTATAATTTCTGACATTTTTACAGTAATACTTTGACCGTTATCAAGCTCTATCACTGCGAAGATTGCTCCATCATCTGGACCCCCAATCTCTTCGTATTCGTTTACGATGACACCCTTTATGTTTCCTTTGGGTGTTGATACTGTGCATCTTCTTTCTTTTTCTGACATAAATAAGGTATACACAATATATTATAACGATAAAAGTCCAAAGTTAACTTTTAACTTTAAATAGACTTTACTTTAACTTTTGTGTATCATATTAGATGAGCAAGAGAAAATATGTAAAGAGGTCTGATTATTGGAATAAGTTTGAGTCTGATAAAAATAAAGATATTTCAAGTTTAATAAATGTAAAAGACTGCGCTCCGGCTTCGGCTGGCGAGCCATATTATGTTGAAACTTCTGCTTCATGTTTAAGTCGGTCGGGAAAGGCAAAAGAATCGTCTTACTCCAGGGGCCCAAATGCAGAATCTAAAAATGGTGCTAGGTTTGCTAATATAAGAGGGGGTTTACTTCCTTATGTTTATGGGGTTGATGGAGTAACTGTTAGGGACTCTATTGAGCTTTGTCAAAAGGCCTACGCTAATATAGCTGTATTTAGGAACGCCATAGACGTTATGTCGGAATTTGCAAACTCAGATATTTATTTAGAGGGAGGAAGCGCTTCTGCTAGAGATTTTGTATATAAGTGGTTTGATAAAATAAACTTATGGAATCTTAAGGATCAGTATTTTAGGGAGTATTATAGGAGTGGTAATATATTTCTTTACAGAATTGATGGAAAATTTTCCAAAAAAGATTTTGATAAAATGAATAAAATATACGCTTCGGATTTAGCATTGAAACCCGGTAGAATACCTGTTAAATATATACTTTTAAATCCTTATGATATAGTTGCAAAAAAAGGATCTTCGTTTCAAACTTCTGTTTATGAGAAAATACTTTCAGAGTACGATTTAGAAAGGTTGAGGAACCCAAAGACCGAGTATGACGAGCAGGTATTTAAGTCTTTAGATGAAGATGTACAGTCTAAGATAAAAAACGGTCAATACAATTCAGATGGGCTGAGTATAAAGCTAGATCCTGGGTTTTTAGTTTACTCTTTTTACAAGAAGCAGGATTATGAACCTTTTGCTATTCCTTTCGGTTATCCTGTACTTGATGACATTAACTTTAAGATGGAGTTGAAGAAGATTGATCAAGCTATCTGCAGGACTATAGAGAATGTCATACTTTTGATTACCATGGGCGCAGAGCCAGACAAAGGAGGGTTGAACCCAAAAAATATGGAAGCTATGCAAAACCTTTTTAAAAATGAAAGTGTTGGGCGAGTACTTGTGAGCGATTATACTACGAAAGCAAATTTTGTTATTCCGGACATAAGTAAGGTTGTTGGTCCTAATAAGTATGAGGTTGTTAATAATGACATTAAAGAAGGTTTACAAAACGTTATTGTTGGAGACGAAAGATATAGTAATACTCAGGTTAAGGCGAAAATATTTTTAGAAAGATTAGAGGAGTCTAGAAATGCATTTATGAATGATTTCCTTCAACCTCAAGTAAAGATGATATGTAAAAATCTTGGATTCAGAAAATATCCTACAGTTAAATTTCAACAAACAGATATAAAGGATGAAGTTCAACTTCAAAGAGTTGCTACTAGATTAATGGAACTTGGAATTATTACTCCAGAGCAAGGGATGGATGTTTTGGAAAAGGGATTTTATCCAAAAGGAGACGAGTTGGTTCCAGCTCAAACAAAGTACGTAGAGCAAAGAAAAGATGGTTTGTTTAATCCTATTGTTGGTGGAGTGCCTATGATTGCTCCAGAGGTAAATGAAGCAGAGCATGTTGTTAAAAATGAGGTAGGCAGACCAGTCGGCACATCAGATATACCCCAAGAGAACAAAAATACCTCTACCGCATTGTATTCTGTGAAAAGTATACAGGATGTTGTTTATACTACGGAAGCTATTAAGAAAGAGGGTTACAAAAAAATGAGGACAAAACTTTCCAAGAAATCTTTATCCAAACAAGAAAAATCTATGATTGACGAGCTCGCGGCTTCTATAGTTGTTTCTTGCGAAAAGGGTTCCTGGGCTCAAAAAATGTTTGAATGCATTGATAACCCAGGATTACTTTCTGAATTAAACACTATTCCTGAGGTTTTAGATAGAGCTCAAGAGCACCAACTAGATGATTATTCCGCTGCGCTACTTTATCACAGCGACAAAGATATTAAATAGAATCGTAGTCAGCTTTGCTGCAAAATTTTGTTAACTTGGTACCGTCTTCATCTACGGCCTTCAATGCGTATCTGATTGAAAGCTTGCCGGTTTTAGTTGTTTTTTCGTAGGCATGCTTTGATACGGAGTTTGCATCAACTTTAACTTTTTGTTTCTTTTTTACGTTATAAAATTCTATTTCTTTCATATTTTATGATACACTTATTATTGTATTTTTGGTTGGTTTTGAGTGATTTGTTTAAAGATTTTTTGTTTTAATTCTTCATTCGAATTATACCATTTATACATGATATCAGCCCTTATTTTAGATATTTCTTTTTCTATATTGAAGATTGATTCTTCTATGTCTTTTATAAACTGCTCGGAGATATTTTTGAAATCTACGTCAAGTTCTAGTGCCGCTTTTAATATTCCCCAAAAGTCGCCCTTCTTTTTTCCTTCAACTGCAGCGCGATATAGTTTGTTTCTGTTTTTTATTTCTTTTTTATCCAGATCCTTGGTTTTATCGGGATGCGTTTCTTTCACAATCTCGCGATATAATTCTTTTGTTTCTTCGCTAGTTTTTTCTGGTAATTCTTTTTCTTCTTGTTTATCTTTGGTTTTTTCAGACAGGGGGGAAGATATTTTTTTGTCGCTACAATATTGAAACATTGCTGATATAAACTCTGATCTTGCTTGGTCGTATTCTTCGCAAATTTCTTCGTACTCTTCGCTTAGATATAGAGCTTTGTGTTTTAATTTTTTAAATTGTTTGCTGAGTTTTTTTTGATCGGTATTATTTGATCTTATGTTTATTTCGTTTTTTTCTTGTTCAAACATTTTAATTACAACCTTTCATACTTTATATTACACAAAAAAGGCGGCCCAGATGGGCCGCCCAAGATAAACAATCTTGCTCGAATTATAAGGAACCAAGTACTTCGATTGTATAGCCGGTTGATGCAATATCGTCCGAAAATACAAAAGTAGCGGTATGATTTCCAGTTCCATCTTCATCTAAGCTAACAGACTGAAGCATGACTCCAAGAATTGGGTCAGTGGACGTGGAAGACTTGAGGATACCAACAACTTTTGGTGCGTTTGCTCCGAAGTCGCGACCAAGGTCAACGGTCACAGAGCTTACTGCGTCTCCGCTTTCCCAGATTTGCTTGCTAGCAACAATAACATCGTTTGTTGAGATGTCTGCTGCAAGACTGGAAACCTCGAAGTCTGCTGTGAAGTGCAAACTAGAAACGTCTTGCTCTAGATCGTCGACATCAACCTCTCTCTGAGCCTGAAGGCTGGAAACGTCGGTCTCTAGCTCGTTGACATCAGTCTCTCTCTGAGCCTGAAGGCTGGAAACGTCGGTTACAGCTGTTCCACCTTGACTTGATTGGTCTGCAGCCAAGCTAGAAACATCATAGTCGCGCTTAAAGTGTAAGCTCGAGATGTCGCTCTCATCAAGAAAAACGCTACCGTTTTTCCCTTTGATTTTGAACTTGTTTGCGTCGCTAGATACAATGGAGATATTGTCTCCATTGATCTGTAATTCCTCGGTACGGAATATTTTAGCCATATCTATTTATACATTCTAAAAACTATCTTGGGAACTAAGCTAGAGGCGTATTGGGCTATCATTTACACAAGAATCTTACGAGCAAAAATAATTTAAAAATATTTTTTTCAAATGATGGGGATACGCCATAAAGTGAACCACAAACGTATCTTTGTTGATCATTCTTGGTTCTGTGTTGAAGGTGTTCATTGGAAAGATTTTTGTATTAAAATTAAATCCGTCAACTTGTTTTAATATTTTGCATAATATTTCTTGATCTCCTCCGCTTGCGTACAGATAGGACTTGTCTCCGTCAAAGTTTAGCCATTTTGTTAGTATGTTTTTTGAGTATTGGTGATTCATGAAGATGAGCACTCCGCTGTTTAGGCTTGAGCCTTTTGGTAAATTTTTATTATTAGAACCTATGTCTTGACAGCCAATGATTTTCTTGCAAGGAACGCATTTTTCTAATATAT